GAGCGCCGTTATACCCTCGCAGTCATCGCAGCCGCGGAACTTGCCGCCGAATACACCGGGGTCATGAAGACCAACCAGTCGCTCGACCAGCTCGCCGCCGACATCGACGACGACGACTTCGCCGAATTCGAACTCGAACGCGGCACCATCACCACCTTCCCGGAGGGCTGGGACCTCGCACAGCTCCGCCCGGAACAGCCCGCCACCGTCTACGAGATGTTCAAGCACGAAATCATCAACGAAATCGCCCGGTGCGTGAACATGCCGTATAATATCGCCGCGTGCAACTCTTCCAGCTACAATTACGCTTCCGGCCGTCTCGACCACCAGACCTACGACCGCTCGCTGCGCGTTGAACGCTCCGACTGCGAGTCTGTCGTCCTCGAAAATCTCTTCTCATCCTGGATAGGCGAATGGGCGCTCGTCAACAACCGCCCCATCGACGCGTCGCACTATTCGCACCATTGGATGTGGCAGAACCGCGAACATGTGGACCCCAACAAGGAAGCCATGGCCCAGTCCACTCGTCTAGGCTCCTGCACCACTACGCTTAAAGATGAATGGGCCGCCCGCGGCGAAGACTGGGAAGCCAAGCTCCAGCAGATAGCCGCAGAACGCGCCTGCATGGCGGAACTCGGCATTCAACTCGCCCCGGCCGCGCGGCATGCGCCGGCACAGGAGGATAAAGACGATGAGGAATGACCGCCCCGCGTGGATTCGCGCCGAAGCCAACACAGGCGCCCACCAGCGCGTCTCGTTCAACGCCGACGGTGACGTGGTCATCGCCGCCGCCGCAGACGGTGACGAAGAACCACGCCGCCCCACCGTAATCATCGACCCCGCCTATGCCGGCGGCGCGATGAGCGTGGCCGGTTTTTACTACCCGGTTGTCGTCGACCTCGCAGGCCTCCGCGCCGGCGCCGTCACCATCCTCCTGGATCATGACCGCACACAAATCGTCGGGCAGGGCACCGCCGAGATACTCAGGTCGAAAGTGAAAGTCACCGCCGTCATCACCGGTAACCACGACGACCCCATGGACCCTGCGTACAAAATCGTCGCGCACGCGCGTAACGGCTTCCAGTGGCCGGCCTCCGTGGGCATCCTCTCTGAATCTATCGAGTTTGTAAAAGACGGCGAAAAAGTCAAAGTCAACGGCCGGTCTTTCGCCGGCCCTCTGAACGTTGTCCGCCGGGGGCGCCTCGGCGAAACCAGCCTTGTGGGCGTGGGTGCCGACGAGGCGGCCAAGGCAAAAGTTGCCGCAAATGCAAAGGAGAAGGACATGAAGCCCAAGTTCAAAAAATGGCTCAAGGCTAAAGGCATCGACCCGGATGCCTTGGCCGACGACGAAATCGAAGCACTCCAGGCGGAATACGATGCGGAAGTGGAAGCCGCAGCCGCGGAACCGGAATCCACACCGGAACCGGACGGCGCGCCGGAACCCGCCACCGAGCCGCAGGTGCAGGCATCCGCACATGTCGACCTGCAGGCCGAACGCGAAACACGCGCCGCCGAAATCGAACGCCTCGCCGCCATCGATAAGGTCTGTGGTGCCGGCCACGAAGAAATCAAGGCGCAGGCCATACGCGACGGCTGGACCGCGGAAAAGGCCGAACTGGCGGTGCTGAAAGCCGACAGGCCCGCCGCTCCCGCCGTCCACGCCTCGGCTCCCGCAGATAACGGCCCGGAAGTCTTCGAGTGCGCCCTCATCCGCGCGCACGGGCACTTCCGCGGCCGGTATGAAAAAATGTTCGGCCCCAAGGTCCTCGAAGCTTCCCAAAAAGCCTTCGGCAGCACCGGCCTCAGCCTCACGGAACTCCTCATCGCACACGCCGAGCTCCAGACCGGCAAGCGCTACCGGCGCATCGGCCAGGGCAACCTGCGCGAAATCCTCGCCGCAGGTTTCAGCACCACCGGCCTCACGAACATCCTCTCCGCCGTCGCCAACAAGTACCTCATGGACGGATACCAATACGGCGATAACAGCGACCTGGAAGTCTCCGGCGTCAGCAGCACCAGGGATTTCAAGACGGTCAACCAGTATCGTATGACCGCCAAGAACCGGTACGAGCTCGTCGGGCCGGCCGGCAGCATACCGCACGGCGAAATGAGCGAAGACGCCTATACCAACAAGGCCGACACCTACGCCAAGATGTTCACTATCACCCGCACGGAGATCATCAACGACGACCTGGGCGTGTTCGACCAGCTCCGCAGGGAGGTCGGCGCCGGCGCGGCCAAGGCCCGCCGTCATGTCTTCTGGACGGAATTCATGGATAACGGCTCGCATTTCTCCAGCGGTAACGGCAACAAGCAGACCGGCGCAGCGCTCACAATCGCCAACCTGAACGGCGCCGTCAAGCTCTTCCGGGCGTTCGTGGACGACTACGACGAACCCATCGGCGTCAACCCGGTCATGCTCCTCGTCCCGCCCGCGCTCGAAGCCACCGCAAAGGAATACTACGAATCCACCGAGGTCCGCGATACCACCGCCAGCAAAAAATACGGCACCGTAAACATCCACCGCGGCAAGTTCCGCCCGGTCGTGTCCACGTACCTGGGCAACAGCAGTTACACCGGGTATTCGGATACCAGCTGGTACCTGCTGGCTGACCCCAACGAAATCGCCACCATCGACACGGTCTACCTCAACGGTATCCAGACCCCGACGGTCGAAACCGCCGACGCCGACTTCGACACCCTCGGCATCCAGATGCGCGGTTACTTCGACTTCGGGTGCAACAAGACCGACCCCAAGGGCGGCGTGAAGTCCGAAGCGTAACAGGGTTTTGCAGGCAAACAAAAGGAGGTGACTGATATGGCTACCGCAGTTTTCAGGTTCGACGGCGACCGCATAGAATACACGCCGTCCAGCGACGTTGGCGCCGGCGACGTGGTCGTCCAGGGTGACCTGGTGGGCATTGCCACGGAGGCTATCGACGCAAGCGTCCAGGGCTCGCTGGCAGTCGAAGGCGTCTTCACCGTGCCCAAGGCCGTCACGTCCGGCAGCGCGCTCACGGCAGGCACCAAGGTCTACTGGGACGCCGCCAACGAAATCGCCACCACGACCGTCGGCAGCAATAAGTACATGGGCAAGGTCGTTAAGGCCGCCGCCGCCACCACGGCTACCGTGGACGTGCGGCTCGGCCAGGCATAGCATTCTCTCCCCCAGCAGCCCGGGCGGTGGCCGCCGACACCGCCCGGGCATATCATCAAAGGCGAAAGACGAAGTGAAATTGGATGTCGGTTCGGGCAAAGCATCTGTCGAGGGGTATAGGCACCTGGATAATGTGCCGTACCCGCACATAGACTACGTCTGCGACGCCGCATCCACGCCTATCGGCGACGGCGAAGTCTCAGAAATACGCTCCCGCCACTTTCTCGAACACCTCGACCGCGATCACGTCCGCCGCGTCCTGGCCGAATGGCGCCGCATACTCAAACCCGGCGGCGCCGTGCACGTCTGGGCGCCGGATATTATTTATCACGGCGCACAGCTCTCGCTGCCAGGCAAATCGCAATACCTTCCGCACAAGACAAACTTTGAACACGCAATGGCCGGCCTTTACGGCTGGCCGACGGAAACGCCGAACATGGTCCACAAATGGGGCTACACTCCCAAGACTCTGCAGATTCTGTTCGTGTCGGCGGGCTTCCGCAACGTGGAACTCCCCACGCCGGAACGCGCCTGCGACATAGAACTCACCGCAATCAACCCGTGAAAGGGGAATCGCCATGGCCAAGTATGGATCGAAGAACGGCGCCGGCAGAGGCGTCGGGCGCCCCGGCGGCGGCCGCAGGAATCAGAATACCGGCAGCTGCAACCGCGGGGGCCCGGGCGGCGGCAAAGGCGGCGGTCAGGGCGGCGGGAAGGGCCGCACCGGCTGATGCTCGTTGAAAAAACACTCGAAGCATGCGGCATCGAACGCGCCGACGTACCCGGGCGGGAAATCCCCGTTCTCGTCAGCCTGATCCGTTCCGTCAACCCCTCCCGCTACGCGGAACTGGGCACGCGTTTCGGCGCGTCCCTGTGCGTCGCGCACCGCGCCGCGCCGGAATGCGTCCTCATTTCCATCGACCTTCAGTCCGCCAGGGAATGGCGCGCACTCCCTAACCACCCGCCCGTCCCGCCTCTGCCGCCCCACGTGTTTTACCGTGCAGACACCCGGCACATGATACTCCCGCCGGAACTGCGGCATAGCTGCAATGTCGTCTTCGTCGACGCCGACCATACCTTCGACGGCGTTGCCAACGATACGCGCCTGGCGTTCGAAATGATCGCCCCAGGCGGCATCGCCATCTGGCACGACGCCGCCCCCACCGACGCGCCGGAAATCGACGTCAACCGCTACCTGGTCACGGCCTTCCCGTTCGAAGCCGTACTGGTCGCCGGCACCTCCATTGCGTTTTGCCGTGTGCCGTCAGTCCCGGAAGGCGGCGGCTGATGCGCGTCAAGTTCTACATGTGCGGCGGCGAACGCGACCGCTGCGTCTCACGTATACCACTCGGCCTTGGCTACCTGCTCTCCAACCTGCCCGCGTGGGTGGATGCGTCAATAGCCAAACGCCGCGAAGATCTCGTTAACTGCGATCTCATCGGCCTCTCGGCCAACGCCTGGGGCCTCCAGGAAGCCGTCGACATCCTGCAGAAGACCGACACGCCGGTCGTTATCGGCGGCCAGGGCGCCCTCTGGGACGGCCTCGCCGATTTTC